AGATGAATATTAGTGGTGTTGCTACTGTTCAAGGAACTACTGCATCCGAATCTACTACTACGGGAGCATTGACTGTATCAGGTGGTGTTGGTATTGCTAAAAGTTGTTATGTTGGTGAAAATTTAGATGTTGGAGGTAGTTTAGCAGTTGGTGGAACAATAACTTATGATGATATTCATAACTTAGATTCTATTGGTATTGTAACCGCACGAACAGGTGTTCATATACAAAGTAATGGTCTTACTATTGTTGGGGTCACGACTGGTTTAAGTGTTGCTGGTGTTGCTACTTTCGCAAGTAATGCTACTATTGGTGGTAATGCTACTATTACTGGTGATATAAGAGGATCAAGTAATCTTAATGCTGGTATTGCTACTTTTACTGGTGCAATAAGTATTAATGATACTACACAGTCACATAGTAAAGATACTGGTGCTATAATATTAAATGGGGGTATTGGATGTGAGAAGAATTTAAATGTAGGTACTGCTGTCACTATGGAAGGTGCAGGTATTTCTACTTTCTCTCAAGGTTTAAAAGTTGGTGGAGGTAATGCTCTTCGAGAAAAAGCACATATTAATACTACTGCTTGGAGTGCTAGTGTTGCAGCAGGTGATATTAATTTAGATTATGGAATGGTTCATTTAAATACTGCTGTGTTAGCAGGAACTGGTAATACTTTAAATGTCACTTCTTCAGTTGGAATAAACACTGCTATGGAAGTAGGAGATATTATTGCAGTTACTGGTATAACATCAGTAAGTGCATCAACTGCTTTTGTAAATACTTTGAAAATTGATCATGGCACTGTACAGGTAGCATGGTCTGGTGGTTCTGCTCCTACTCAAGGTGGTAGTACTGGATATGATACATATGCATTCAATATAATAAAAACTGCAAACGGAAAATTTGCAGTTATTGGTAATCAAACAAAATCTGGATAGATAAAATGTTCTGTAAGGTAAGAAAAACACTTAAAGAATACCGTGAATGGCAACTAAAAATGTATAACCGTTGGGAAGATACATTGGAAGTTAGATTGGCAGGAATTAGTGCTGCTAAATCAAAACTTAAGGAACAAATAGAAAGAGATGCTACTGAAAAGTTGCATGACGATATTCGTAATGAAGTCTAATGGCTAAAAGAAAACCCCCTGCTCAAAGACCAGGAACTCCAATTGAAAATAGAAATTTTCTATCTCCAGTTGGTTTTAAGTTTGCATTGAAAAGAGCTCCTGCTGTTGCTTTCTTTTGCAATCAAGCAAATATTCCTGATATTAGTCTTGGTGATGCAGTTCAACCAACATACTTAAGAGATATTCCAACTCCTGGTGATAAGGTTCAATTTGGAGATTTAAATATTAGATTCTTAGTTGATGAAGATTTAGTCAACTATATGGAAATACAAAAATGGATTCGTGGTTTAGGTTTTCCAGAAAGTGTTCAAGAATTTCGTGATTTAAAGAAAGAAAATATTCTTGGTCCTAATGGTTTAACTAATGATGACGTTTATTCTGATGGAACTCTTCAAATTCTTAGTAGTAATTTAGTTCCTCAATTTCAGGTAGTATTTGAAGACTTATGGCCAACTTCATTAAATACACTTAGTTTTGATGCAACTGATACTGATATAGAGTACTTTACAGCAGATGTATCTTTCAAGTATACTATGTACAACTTAACTGATTTAGAAAATAACCCTTTATAATATGAGTGTAACTCTTGATAAACTTCAAGAGATGTGGGAGAAAGATTCAAAAATAGATCGTGATAATCTACATGAGGAGTCATTAAACATCCCCTCTCTACATGCAAAATACTTTGAACTTTATAATACTATCTTCTTATTAAGGAAGAAAGCAGAGCAACAAAGAAAGAATATCCGTCATGAACGGTATGAGTATTTTAGTGGGAAAGCAGACCCAGAAGTATATGTGGAGAATCCCTTTCCTAAGAAGATAAGAGATAAAGATACTATGCAAAAGTATTTGGATGCTGATGAAAAACTATCTAATACCTCGCTAAAAATTGATTATTATGATACAATGCTTGCATATATTGAAAGCATCCTTAAAGTGATACAGAATAGAACATATCAAATTAAGAATGCAATTGAGTTTATGAGATTCCAGTCAGGATTAGGATAATGCAATCAAGAAAATTACAACCACAACATCATGGATGGATTGAAACCAGATTAGATCCAGAGCATATAGATTATTTGTGGGAAAGAGTTAATAAAGGATCTGGTGAAAATACTAAAGATAATTTAGCTGGTAATATTAGTAGAAGTCTAAAACTTGAAGATGAAGATGAGTATTTCTTTAATCAAATATTATATCCTCATGTTGAGATGTATAGGAACATAAATGGAGGGAAAGATCCCGTATCTCTTCCCGTAAATGCTGATATTGAGTTATATTTAAAAGACTTTTGGGTTAATCATCAATATGAAGGAGAATTTAATCCATATCATTTTCATGGAGGAATGTATTCATTTAATATCTGGATGAAAATTCCATATGATTGGAGAGAACAAAATCAATTACCATTTCTTAATGGTATGAGAGAAGATGATAAGAAACCTTCTATTTTTGAATTTGAATATCTAGATATGCTTGGTAATATTAAACATTATGGATATCGTTTAGATAAATCTATGGAAGGAACAATGGTATTTTTTCCATCAAGATTAATGCATACTGTTTATCCATTCTATAATTGTAAAGAAGATCGTGTTTCTATAGCAGGAAATCTTTGGTATAGACTGGCACAATGAAGTATATTATTAATAATATACTAACAAATAAAGAAAGAAGAAAACTCATTAGAGATGCTAATGATGATCTTTTAGATTGGAATATGATAAATGGTGCTACTAAGAAGTATTTTTATCCAGGAAAACAAACTGCACCAACTGACTATAATGAAAATATTGCTAAAAAATATAATTGGGCACATATTATATTTAAAGATAGAATTGACAATTATATGAATTGGGATTGCAATATTATTAAATCATGGATAAATTGGACTAACGGTAATAAAAAAGATATAAATTGGCACAGTCATTACGATTCTCCATATTCTGCTGTTTATTATATGAGGACATTACCGTTTTTTAGTGATGGAACTTTGTTTAGGGATGGTTTTGTTAAGGTACCCCAAAATAGTTTACTTATATTTCCTTCTCATTTAGAACATACAGCTCCTACATCAGTTATTCCTTTCAGTAGATATACTATGGCATTTGAGGTAAAGATTAATAAATTTATTGGATCTAAATATGGTTAGATGAATGGATTTTTGTGAGGACCGATGTTGTTATAGAAAAGAAGAATGAGGTTTTCCTCCAAGTTCAAGCAGAACCTCATGTCTATAGAGAATTATCAGATTATTTCACCTTTGATGTAGAGGGTGCAAAGTTTATGCCTCAATACCGTAACAAGTATTGGGATGGAAAGATACGTTTATTTTCAACATCTAATGGACAAATCTATGTTGGTTTATTAGATAAAATTATTTCTTTCTGTGATAGGCATGATTACACTTATGAATTTACTCACAATGAATATTATGGTACTCCCTTTGAAGTCAATGAGGGAATATCATATGAGGGTGTTAAAGATTATATGTCATCTATTTGCCGTCAAACTCCACGGAAATATCAAATTGAGGGAGTATACGATGCTTTAAGACATAATAGAAAGTTATTGATATCACCCACTGCTTCAGGCAAATCATTGATGATTTACGCTCTTGTAAGATATTATGTAGATAAAGAGCAAAAAATTCTCTTAGTTGTTCCAACGACATCTCTTGTAGAGCAGATGTATAAAGATTTCCAGGACTATGGTTGGGATTCTGAGTCATATTGTCACCGTATCTATGCGGGTAAAGAAAAAATAAATGAATTGCCAGTTACAATCACTACATGGCAGTCTGTATATAAATTACCTCGTTCATTTTTTGAAGAATATAATGTAGTTATAGGAGATGAAGCACACCTCTTTAAGAGTAAATCACTTATATCTATAATGACAAAATTGCATCATACTAAGTATAGGTATGGTTTTACAGGAACTCTTAGTGGGTCACAAACTCATGAATGGGTATTGGAGGGATTATTTGGACCTAAGTATAAAGTAACAAGAACTGATGAGTTGATGCAGCAAGGGCATCTTTCTCAATTAGATATACAATGTCTTGTTCTCAAGCATCCTCCACAAAAATTTGAAACATATCAAGATGAAATAGAATATCTTATAACTCACGACACAAGAAATAACTTTATTAAAAATTTATCATTAGATCTAAAAGGAAATACTCTTGTATTGTTTGCAAGAGTGGAAGCACATGGTCAAGTGCTTTACGATTTAATAAATACAAATAAGACAACTGACCGTAAAGTATTTTTTATTCATGGTGGTGTAGAAACTAGCGAGAGAGAAATAGTCAGAGAAATTACTGAGGAACAATCAAATGCAATTATCATCGCTAGCTACGGCACTTTTAGTACTGGGATTAACATTAAGCGGTTGCACAACATCATCTTCGCCAGTCCCTCCAAGTCCAGAATTAGAAATCTCCAATCCATTGGAAGGGTTCTCCGAAAAGGTAAAGATAAAGTAAAAGCAACTTTATATGATATAGCGGATGATTGTACTAAAAATTCAAAAAGGAATTATACATTAAATCACTTTATTGAAAGAATTAAAATTTACAATGAAGAAAAATTTAATTATGAAATAATTACAATACAATTAAAGAAGGGTAAAAAATGATTGAGGACGATTTCTACGGAACAATAAAATTTAAAAATGGTGAAGAAATTTTCGCCAAAATTGCTGCCTCGGAAGAAGAAGATAGAACCATGCTAATTCTTCATACTCCTGTAATGGTTAGTGAAGTTAAAATGAAAGGTGGTATAGTTGGATATAAAGTAGAACCTTGGTTAAAGACTACTAAAGAAGATATGATTATTATTAATATGGATAATGTTCTTACTTTATCTGAATCTAGTGATTTAGAAATGATTGGTATGTATCAAAATTTCCTACATGATACTAATAAAGATCGTCAACAAGGTTCTAAACTTGATAGAAATATGGGATATGTAGCTACTGTTAATGCTGCTAGAGGATACTTAGAAAAAATATATAAGGATAGTCCTAATAATACTAAGAGCTCTCCCGATCAACCCTGACAGAGTTAGTCTATATCTTATTTTATAACTTGTCAAGTATTTGTTTAGGTGTTAAAATACCTATATAATGCGAATATGACTCATGGCGATAATTAAACCTATGGCAAAAAGAAAAAGGTCAGAGCATTATGTTAACAACAAAGAGTTTCTTGCTGCATTAATTAAGTATGCTGAAGATAAAGAAATTGCAGAGATTAAAGGGTTGCCTAAACCTGTTATACCTCGTTACATTGGTGAGTGTTTTTTAAAGATTGCAAATCACTTATCATTCAAACCAAATTTTGTTAACTATATGTTCAAGGAGGACATGATCTCTGATGGAATCGAAAATTGCGTTCAATACATACATAATTTTAATCCTGAGAAATCCAAGAATCCTTTTGCTTACTTTACGCAAATTATACATTACGCATTTCTCCGCAGAATACAAAGAGAGAAACGCCAATTAGAAATTAAAAACAAGATTCTTGAGAAGTCGG